TTTTATTAACTTATGCAGACTTCTCAATCTGCGGGCCAGGACGGGGCCAAATCCGTCCAAGCGAAGGAAGATCAAGGTCTTCCTGATGCCTACCGGCATCGATTCTTTGATAAACCAGAGAATTGGTCTGACAAGGTCTTGTCATCTAGGATTAACAAAAATCCTATCGTAGATTTATGTCTACGTTTGTCCACCTTTCGGGTTGGACCAAACAGCAATGGCTGTTTCGACCCAAAACTGGGTAAGGACAACGTTCGTGGTCCTAGAAGACTTTACCAAATGATTGGGAAGTTCCTCGAAAGGGGAACCTACAATCGGATGGTTTGTTCTTCTGAACGACAATGGAAGTTTGTCGAGGAATGTTGGATTGCCAACATGCATACTGTTCTTTTGAACCAGTATTTTGATCCTGTTCGTCGGGATCGTCTTCTGTTTCGAAGTATACAGAAGTACAAACTATGGTTTGTAAACTTCGCCTTTAGCGGGCGGAGGAAACAAGTCCTGCGAAAAGACGGGCCTAAGAAAACGGTTTTTGTGCCGTTTAACTTTGAGAAACTTCTCAAAGGTTTAAAAGACATTGCAGGTTGCCTGCAATGGGTCGCGTTAAGCGACATGCGGGAGCATAACGCTCCCCACCCTACCGTGCCGTATTGGCAGGGTTACGACCCAGTAACTGGGGTCGTGGAATTGACCTGGTTCGCAGGTCACATCTCCATCTGGAGATCGTGCTTAACTGCACGAGAGTTCACGGATCGTGAACTCGCGAATCTTTGCCAGATTCGAACTTTCGGCAGGGCCTTGCCCTGCCCTACTCGCCAGATGTGCGAGTTAGCATTTGTTGAACAAATGGAAATCCTCACGCAAGAGAGGAAGACTGACGAGAGAATCTTGTCAGTTCTTAGAGGTTTCTCTAAGGGACTCGGCATTAAGCTGAGAATACGGGAGATGCCCGTATCTACTCACATTAGTGTGAGTACTTCTGGATGCTTTGAAAGCAGCCAGGCCGAAGGAGGCATAGCCTCCGAAGTGGCGGACTGGATCTCAGTCCTAGACGTACCCATGTCTGAGGTACGTGTTGGGTCCCGGGTTCCCGGGGCCTTCCCTCTAACTCTTACAGAGTTAGTCCTTGAGAGTCCTTCTCAAGAAATAAACATCAGGGATGTTTATGGGGAACTTTTGTTTCCCCGGCCGAGATCCTTTTATGGTTTCTCGGCCACCCTTAAGGCAACCCGCCTTAAGTCAAAGGAACTAACGTTCCTTCAGGCCCTCTACGGAGGGGCTGGTCTTTCCTCCAAACGGAGGAAAGCCTCCAAGTTAATTGGAGAAGAATCTTTACCATCTGAACTTGGTAAAGCCTGCTTGCTTTACGCGAGCGGTGTCGCCTTGAAACAAGGCGAGTATATTTCCGATATTACCGGAAATCCTCTCGAGTTTGAGAGTTATCTCCATGTTGGAGGTATGATCATTCCCATAGTGGTGAATGAACCAATGAGACATCATCTCATTTATCGGCCTATTTCTATGCCGAAAACCAAACTAGACTGTTTGGCTGAACCTGGTGCGAAAACCAGGCCGCTTGGTAAGAACCAAGCATGGTTCACCTTGGTGAGCCGCGCCATGAGGTTCATGGCGGAACCCATCATCGCGCGTGATGGAAGAGCACGAATTGGGCTCAGATCCACAAATAAGATGTGGAGCTTCTTGAAGTATATCAAGAAGGTTGGTCCCGAGTTCGAGGACCCTATTGGCCAGTCGGCCGATCTTAAGTCAGCAACCGACTTAATACCTCTCGATGTGATAGAGGCTATTTGGGATGGACTTACGTCCTCTCTTCCCAAATCACACCCATTTTGGGTGTTTTATTCTCTGATCAAGAGTCAGAGAGCGATGTACATCGCACCAAAGTTTAAAACTTTGGAATCCAGGTTTAAGCCTGGAACCCTCAATAAGAGAGGGTCATTCATGGGGGAACCCATGAGTTTCCTAACGTTATCGTTAGTTCTCATCCTTACGGAAGAGATTTCAGACTATTACCATAGTCTTAATGTACCGGTCTGGTCTAAACCAGACTCGTACATGCCACTCGGGAGGAACCCGTGTGCGATCTGTGGGGATGACCTCACAGCACTAAGGGCGAACCTTAGTCGCATCCTCCTTTGGAGGGAGGTTGCTTTAGACCTTGGTCTAAAGTTCTCCTGGAAGGAGGGAATCTCTAAGAGATTATTGATCTTCTGCGAAGATCATGCCTTGCTTTCAGGCAAGGGAAAACAGTTTACAACTGTTTATGTGGACGTGATTAAATCACGTTTACTCACGACTATGAGTCGTGAACACTCCGATAACCGGAGTTCCATCCTTGGAAAGGGACGGATGTTAAGTAATCAACTCGATTACTTCGAGGATAAAAACCTCAAGATAGCCATTCTTGGCTATTTTAGAAACATCTTTGACAGATGTTTTGGTTACACAGTATTGCGTAACCAGGCATGCCGAATGCCTATTTATCTTCCGCCGTGTGCGGGAGGCATGGGTTTCCCCATAGTCGACAGTATAAT